CAACGGAACTCACTAAGTATATCTACTATGTCAGCTTGTCTAGAACCTTGTTTTACTATTATGAATAATTTATTATATTTTGTACTTATCAGCCTCGAGTTCTTTATAAAAGTGAAGTTATCAATCGTTATCGGATCGAAATCATCGTAAATGACATATATTCGCATATTTTATTAACCATGGATAACTTTTAAATAAATTTTTAAAAAATAAATTTGATTTAAAAATTTATTTTTTTTAAAATAACAAAAACGAAATGACTGTAATCGGAATTGACTTAGGAACTACTTATAGCTGTGTAGGAGTATGGCAGAATGATAGAGTTGAGATTATCGCGAATGACATGGGTCAGAGAACAACACCTTCGTATGTTGCATTTACTAATGAGTCTAGATTAATTGGAGACGCTGCAAAGAATCAAGTTGCAATGAATCCTGAAAATACAATTTTTGACGCTAAGAGATTGATTGGTCGCAAGTTTAGTGATCAATGTATTCAAAATGATATGAAGCACTGGCCTTTTAACGTTGTTCGCGGGGATGGCGACAAGCCTTTATTTGAAGTTGTGTATAACGGAGAGACGAAGAAGTTCTCACCCGAAGAGATCTCCGCAATGGTTTTGACAAAGATGAAGGAGGTAGCTGAGAATTATTTGGGAGAAACAGTTACTGATGCAGTAATTACAGTACCTGCATATTTCGGAAATGAACAACGTGAAGCAACCAAAGACGCAGGCATGATTGCCGGTTTGAAAGTTTTGAGAATTATTAATGAACCGACGGCAGCTTCTATCGCTTACGGTTTGGATAAGAAAGGAAATGGAGAACAAAACATCTTGGTTTTTGATTGCGGAGGCGGTACCCACGATATCAGCTTGATTTCAATCGATGACGGAATATTTGAAGTTAAGGCTACAGGAGGGTGTACAAGGTTAGGAGGTGAGGATTTTGACAGCAGAATGGTTGATCATTTTGTAGAAGAGTTCAAAAAGAAATTCAAGAAAGACCCTATAGAAAACAAAAGAGCTATCCGTCGTTTAAGAACATCTTGTGAAAGGGCTAAGAGGCAATTGTCTTCTTCGACTATTGCATATATTGAAATTGATGGATTCTTTGATGGTATTGATTTCAATAGTTCTATGTCTAGAGCAACTTTTGAAAATATTAATGCTGATTTATTTAGAAAGGCGATGGAACCTGTAGAACAAGTTTTACGAGATGCAAAGATGTCAAAGGCTCAAGTTCACGAAATTGTTTTGGTAGGTGGTTCCACCCGTATTCCAAAGATTCAACAACTCCTTTCTGAATTCTTTAACGGAAAGACGCTAAATAAGGAAGTAAATCCTGATGAGGCTGTTGCTTTTGGCGCAACTGTTCAAGCTGCAATTCTTTCGGGTGTTAAGAACAAGGTACTTGATGAAATGATTTTGCTAGATGTTATTCCTTTGTCGCTTGGAATTGAGACTGCAGGTGGTATCATGACTCCTATCATTCCAAGAAATACAACAATCCCAACAAAGAAGTCTCAAACCTTTTCAACATATTCTGATAATCAGCCTGGAGTACACATTCAAGTTTACGAGGGTGAAAGAAGTATGGTAAAGGATTGTAATCTTCTTGGTAATTTCCATCTTGAGGGTATCCCACCAATGCCAAGGGGGGTTCCTCAAATTGAAATTACTTATGATGTTGACGCCAATGGTATTCTTAATGTAACCGCCGCAGAGAAATCAACTGGTAAGACAAATAAGATTACTATTTCAAATGATAAGGGAAGATTATCGGCTGAACAGATTGAAAAGATGGTAAAGGAGGCAGAGGAATTTAAGAAACAAGATACTGAAATGAAGGATAAGATTGAGAGTAAGAATCAACTCGAAAATTATTTATATCAGTCGCGAAACACGGTAAAGGATGAAAAGACTAAGTTGTCAGATGCAGATAAGTCAAAGGTCAATGATTTGGTAGATGAAACTTTGAAATGGTTAAGTGAAAATCAAAACGAGAGTAAGGAGGTTTATGATGCAAAGATGAAGGAGGTTGAGGATGTGATTAGGCCAATTTTTGTGAGCATGTACGAGCAACAAGGAGGGTCACCAGGTGCTAGTGCAGGTATTGATCCAAGCATGTTTACACAACAACAATCACCGCCTCCACCACAACAAACGCAACCAGAGGTAAAGATCGAGGAAGTTGATTAAAAAAAAGAATTGATTTTATAATACGATATATATTATAAAATTACAGAATGTGTCAGATCATCTACCCTAATCCGATATATGAATTATTTGAAGACGATGCTATAATCGATCCGGAGATGCCTGAATTAACAGATGATGACATGCCTGAATTAACAGATGATGAAATGCCTGATGACGCAATGCCTGAACTCATGTTTGAAGATGAAAATCCAGCACAAGATAATGACAACGATGTTGAACCAGAAGAAGACCATCATGTCATCACCGAGATCTTTGCAAATATATACCGCACACATTTTTTTGAACGTGGTATGTTATTCGAACCAGAACCAAGACAATAAGTCATTGGATATTTGCAAAGGTTTTAAAAAAACGCTATTGAGTTACTAAATGTACTTATTAAAGAACACAAAAACTCTACTAAAGATATTAATAAGAGCCAAGTTTTATAAATACAATTCACCCTTTGATAATACTTCATCAATTTGTTTTTTTTCGAAAATTTCATCAATCCTTCCGGTTATTTGAAAGAATAAAATAAGTTCATATTTCATAGAACTAATATATGATTTTCGAAAATATTCACAATCATAATCTTCATTAAAGTCAGTATTTTCTATGATTTTTAACCATTTATCTTTATCTTCTTTAAAAGATCGACCAGGTAGACAACTATACATATTTTCAATTTTTTGCATTATAAATCGAACCTCTCCTCCAGGTAAAATATATTCAGTATATGGATATGCTGGCCTGGCAATACTTGCAGGTTGTGATGGTTCGTCCATTCCATCTATTACTACATTCTTTAAAATAAAATTTATTAATTGCGTTTTGTTCATTCTTGAGTATCCACTGTATCCACTAAGTCTAATAAAAGATTTTAAATCTTTTATAGTTTGACATTTTAAGAATTGTATTGTCAATTTCATTTTTTATTTAACAAAATAAATAAAAATTAATATAATTTTTTACTGCAACCACAACCATTTCTTCGCTTTTTGCTCTTGAATGATAAATATAATTTAGATAATCTAAATAATTCATCATCAGCATCTTTTAAATTTCTTTCTTTACTTTCTAATTTTTCAGATCTTAAAGCCATTTCTAATCTTTCAATTCTAGCTTTTATTCTTTTAGTAAATTCTTTATTTTTCTTATCATCTTTATCTTTTATTTCTTGATAAGTATTTAATAGTTTTTTTAGTTTATAATTAATACTTAAATTAATATTTAAATCAGTCATTTCAATTCCTTCATCTTCTCCATTATCAATACGGTGAACACGACTCTTACGAGATCTACTCTTACGAACCCGACTCTTGCGAACACGACTCTTACGAACACGACTCTTACGAGATTTCTTAACACGACTCTTACGACTTCGCCTTGAACCACTATCTTTATGCGGATCCATACGTTTTCCCAATTCTTCTATATCCTCTTTTGAATCAGGATCCAAAAATTTTATAAGTTCAACAAGTTGAACTTTAGTATAACGATCTGGCACCTTTATGTCATATCCAGTTCTGGCATTAAATTTTACTGCAGCTTTACGCGCTCTATCAAGTAATACTGATTTCTTTTCATCCATTTTTAATTTAAAGAAAGAAAAAAAATATTATTAAATAAAAATGGATACCTCAAATATGTTATTAATATCTATAATCTTTACCGCTTTATTTTTGATCTTATACCAGTTTGAAATAATGAGATATTTTACAATACACTGCACAAACTACAACTCTTATTTAGAAAATTATAAAAATCTTGACGCTGCTGATGACAAACATAAAGTAATAATATCTTTCTCTGTAGACCCCGAACATATACAAAAAATTAAACCTTTTCTCAAGAGCATACTCGACCAAACCGTACGAGTGAGCCAAATTAACCTAAATATCCCTAGCGATTTTGGCAACGAAATTCCTAAAGAATACAACGATATAGTAAGAATACTTAAGACCGAAAAAGATTACAAATCGTGTACAAACTGCATTCCAACTTTATTACGTGCATATGATAAAAATACAATTATCATAATTTTAAGTTCAGATACAGTTTATGGCAAAGATTTTATTAGCTTCCTTATAAAAGAATCAAATAAGGATCCGAATAAGGCTATATTTTCAACTAAGGCCGTCTTGATAAAACCAGATTTTGTAGATGCTAAGAAATTCTTTAGTAGTGGAAACAGTTTTGATGAGCATTGGTTAAGTAATAACTTAGTAGTTGAAAAAAAATATGTGAGCTACTTCAATAACTACAAATCAATTGAAATGTTTGGTGCATTCTCATTGATGGGCGCACTAAAAACCGGACCGGACTGCGCAATAAATCAACCAAAGGTACCTGGAGTAAATTAATTTTTTTTTATTTTTATATTTATTATAATAAATGCCACCTAAATATCCACCGGGATTAGCCCCTCCTCCAGGATTCGAACAACGATATGTTAAACCTATCGGATCTGAACGCAAAGAAAAAATTCAGAGAGAGTTTAAACAATTATTAAATGAACTAGCAAACAATCCACACTATTCTTCTGATAAAGAAATGCGTGAAATGGTTAAAAAATTAGTTGATAGCGGAGGACAAAAAAAGAGATCCGTAAGAAAAAGAAGATCTAAAAAGAGATCGACAAGAAAAAGAAGATCTAAAAAGAGATCAACGAGATAATATTTTTAAACTATATATAGTTTAAAAATTGTTTTTACAATAGAAATTATAATCATCTAAAAGTGTTTTACTTGGAATTTCAATTTTTTTGATTTCCTTTTTTAGTTTTTTACAATATTCTTGTTCTTCATTTTTTCTTAACATGTCAATTATTATAGCTAAAAACATTTTATTATACAATTTAAATTTTTAATTTAATAATTTTTGAAGCCTTGGGAAGAACTGCAACTCATTAAGTATCTTCTTCTTTGCTTCTCTTATATATCCTATTCGCTGAGACCACCAATCCTCCGCAATTGCTCTCTTAATTGTCTGATAATCCTGTTCGAAGTTCGAAAGTTCAAGGTAGACAAATGCTTTATCATCTATAAATTCCCTCGCATTATAACACCCCGAATAGAAAATTAAACACTCCGAAAGTATCGCGTCGATAATCTTCTCCGTGTAGTAGTTCTTTATTGAAAAATTCTCACAGTTAAAAGTATATTTATAAGCGAAAAGAGCCTTATCTTTTTGATGATATGGAAGCGCGCCTTTGTAATTCTTCCACAAAAACTTGTCACCGCCATAGATGTCAAGCTTTATATCTCCCTTACCCTCTACAAATTTCATAAAATCAATACGTCTTATGTGTCCAGGGTCACTATACTTATCTGACAAAACTGAAGATACAATTAGAGATAAATTTTCATCTTTAGAAATGGATTCTGTCATCAGTTGATTATAAGTTTGTGAAAGATGCCATTCATTATTATTATATTCTGTCCTATGATCTCCGATGTACTTAAAATTGTATTTCTCTTTTAATTTATTGACATCCGCCCAATCTCCCCACATATGGGGATGGTTTTGCATATTTGGTTCCATCCTAAAATAAATTGTTTTCTCAGCCACAAAAGGTTCATTCGTATTATTGATAACACAATAATAGTCACATGGCTCAGACCACACAATTTGAATATTATCCCAAGTATAATCACCCTTACTCATCTTATTCCATGTATCACACAATTGCTGGGAAGAACACCAGTTACAAAGCATTAGGATCCTTATTTTACCTTCGACTATACGATCAACTACGTTAGCCTCAATAGGATTTAGTTTTTGTTCCTCTTCCTCTATAATTGATTCTTGTAATTCACTTTCCGTGATTAAATTTTTTAAAGTGCTTACTAAATTTTTAAAAGTTTCTAAATTGTATCCAGTATCATTTTTTTCTTGGAAAACAGAAGCTAGTACCATTCCTAAATAATATTGTTTTTCTGCGACGCATGCTTCTAAAGATTCAATGACCTTATTTTCTTTTACAAGTATTTTCATTTTTATAATCTATTTGTATTTTTTTAAACTTTATAATTTTTTTATTTATTAAAATAAAAAATGGTATTGATATCTTCTGTTCCTACAACTGTATGGCGTACCGGTTATAACGGTACTTTGACCATTAAAAATAATAGTGGAGTTAACTACGCTTCTAATTGGAAGATACTATGTACTATGTCACCTGGCGCAACTATTACTTGGTGTGATAATTTATCAATTACTGTTTTATCGACAACTCAAATTATTTTGTCACCTAAATCTTATACACCACTTCTTAGTGGCAATGCAACCATAAAGAGTAATTTTGGAGGAGGAGGTCTCATACCTACTATTTTTCAATTTGTCGATCCAAGCGGTCCAACAGGCGCTACTGGGAGCACAGGAGTAACGGGTCCTACAGGCGCGACTGGTAGAACTGGAGCTACTGGTGCAACTGGTAGCACAGGAGTAACGGGTCCTACAGGCGCGACTGGTAGAACTGGTACAACGGGTAGTACAGGAGGGAAAACAGGTACAACCGGGACTACTGGTAGAACAGGAGCCACAGGACCTGTAAATCCTACAGGGACAACTGGTTCCACAGGTGGTGTAAATTCTCAGAGAAGAGTTGTATATATTGGTTATTGGTTAAGAGATCAAGACATTCAAAAGATTGTTAACGATTTAAAAAATGCAAATATAACGCACGTTCTTCTTACTTTCATTGTACAAGCAGACATAACTAAGCCTATAAGTGGAACAAATTATATGTTAGATGCATTTAAGGCATTGACACCTGCTAATCAAGATTTACTAAGAAAGAATTTCAAGGTGGGGGTCAGTCTAGGGGGCGCGATTAATGTTCCAGTTCCATACAGTCTTACTTTTTGTAAACCAAATTGTTATTATTATAATAATCCTCAAAAATATGCTCAAGACTATTATAATCTTGTTAAGGAAGCAGGTTTAGAGAATTATTTTGATCTTGATATTGAAGGAATTAATGACAAATTTACAGAAACAGCAACATTTTTGGGGGAAGTTTGTAAAGAATTAAAGAGATTGAATCCAAGGTGTGAAATCAGTCATGCACCCCAGCCTCCTTACTGGTGTCAAAATTTTGGTTATGTTTATGATTTGATTTATAAAAATTACAAACAGTATTTTGACTGGTTTAATACTCAATATTATAATAATGGTCCTTGTGGCACATTTGAACAAATTTTTATTAAATCATATACAAATGTAGCACCAAATACCAGTGTTCTTGAATTAATTAACAGAGGATATGACCCAAGCTATTTGGTTGTAGGAAAAACAATAGCAGGTGAAAGTAATAGTTCAAATGGTTACATCCCTTTACCTGATTTAACAAATATGGTAAAACAGGCTTTTGAAACACCCGCTTTAAGTACATGGTGTAAGTCTGGAGGAGAGTTCATTTGGTATTACAACGTCCAGGGACAGAATATTGAACAAAATAAACAAGTATTAAACTATTTTGGAACTATTTCAAAGTTTTAATTTTAAAGTAAAATATATTTTAAAATCAATTTAACGATTTCGGAACTTTAATAAAAAGTAAATGTCCGAACAAAACTTTTGCAAATCATGTAAAAAAAATCTTGATAAGATTGAATTTACACTTGAAAATAAAAAATATAAAACCTGTAATATTTGCAGAACCCAAAGGAGTCAAAAAATAAAAAAAAATTATTGTGAAGAATGTGGAATAGGAGCATCGTATAATTATGAAGGTATAAAATTTGGAATAAGATGTGTTGAACATAAACTAGTTGGAATGGTCGATATTAAACATAAAACCTGTGAACATGAAGGATGTAGAAAACAACCTACTTATAATAATGAAGGTGAATCAAAACGTCGTTTTTGTTCTGAACATAAACTAGTCGGAATGGTAAATGTTAAAGATAAAACATGTGAACATGAAGGATGTAAAACTCGTCCTAATTTTAATTATGAATGTGAATCAAAAGCTCGTTTTTGTCTTGAACACAAACTAGTCGGAATGGTCGATGTTAAAAATAAAACATGCGAACATGAAGGATGTAGAAAACAACCTAATTTTAATTATGAAGGTGAATCAAAAGGTCGTTTTTGTGCTGAACACAAATTAGATGGAATGATTGATATTAAAAATAAAACATGTGAACATGAAGGATGTAGAAAAATACCTAATTTTAATTATGAAGGTGAATCAAAAGGTCGTTTTTGTGTTGAACACAAACTATTTGGAATGGTTAATGTCAAAGATAAAACATGTGAACATGAAGGATGTAAAACTCGTCCTATTTTTAATTATGAAGGTGAATCAAAAGGTCGTTTTTGTGCTGAACACAAACTAAATGGAATGATTAATGTCAAACATAAAACATGTGAACATGAAGGATGTAGAAAAATACCTGTTTATAATTATGAAGGCGAATCAAAAGGTCGTTTTTGTGCTGAACACAAATTAGTTGGAATGGTTAATGTCAGAGATAAAAAATGTGAACTTGAAGGATGTAGAAAACAACCTGTTTATAATAATGAAGGTGAATCAAAAGGACGTTTTTGTCTTGAACACAAATTAGTTGGAATGGTCAATGTTAAAGATAAAACATGTGAACATGAAGGATGTCAAACACTTGCAACCTTTGGTTATATAAATCAACCAGTAACTCACTGTGCTAGACATAAATTACCTCTTATGTTCAGAAGAAGAAAAATTGAATGTCAAGAAGAAAATTGCAAAGAAATTTCAGAATACGGAGTTGAAGAACCAACCCATTGTTATCTTCATCAAAAAGAAAATGAACTATGCCTTCTTGGACAAGCATGCAAAAATTGCAATCGAGAAAATGAACTTTGCAACAAGGAACAAATATGTCTTACATACTGTCGACCCACCGAACTTTCTGTAACAGCCAAAAAAATTATAAAGAAAAAAGAAGCATTAGTTCTGTCTTACCTTGATAAAAATATAAAAACAGATCTAAATCCAATCGACGATAGAGTCATTGATACATCATGTGTAAAACGGCGTCCGGACAGGGTGTATGATTGTGGGTCGTATTTTTTAATATTAGAAGTAGATGAAAACCAGCATAAATCCTATTCAAATGGATGCACATTCGATGTAAAAACTCAAGAGTTACGCAGGATGGTTCAAATACATGAAGCGCTAAGCAATGGGATGATGCCTGTAATCTTTATTCGATTTAATCCAGATAATTTTAGAGTTGGAGGTAAGCTTCAAAAAGTAAATATGCAAAAGCGTCTAGATACCCTATCTAAATGGGTAACACATTGTCTAACTCTCAAAGAAGAGCCTGATCAGCCTTCAATAAGAATCAAGCATCTATTCTATGATGGTTACGAAGAATCAAATACGAAGTTTGAAACTATTGAAGATCTGAATATTTTAATTTAATTGAAATTGAACTTTAAAAATATATTTTATAATTTTTCTACTGTTTTCGTAGCATTATTCCGTATTGTATTTATAAGTTTACTCATTTATTATATAAATAAGAAAAAAAATATTATTTATATTATTTATATGGTAGTAGGACCATTGGTGTCTTTAAATATAAAATTGATTTTTTAAACATATTTCTAGCCTAATATTAGCTAGAATGTCAACAAATTATTGTACGTGTGATGAAAAGAATATAAGATGTATTGAAGGTAGATGCCCTACCTTTTCTATCAACGGAATTTTAGACGATATTCAAGCTATAGATTTCGGTTGTTTTGCTGCATGGGATAATAAGATAATAGATTCTGTAGCCGCGGATTTATACAAAAAGGAGTTGAAAACGATCTCTGAATTTTATGATACGTTTGAATACTTCATAAGCAGTGACGATTATATTCTTCGACGAAGAGTACTTATGGACAAGTTTAAGTACATACAGGTAAATATGCCGGATATATTAAAGAAGCAAACGGGGTACTCTGACAAGATCGACACATGGAATTTAGATTTTTCAAGACTGGATGCTGTGTTAGCTTTTGATTTTGGAGATTCGGATGAAGAAATATAAAATTGATTATTGAAAAATAATTTACAAATTAATATTAAAATGTCAACTACTAACCAGCCTGAATTATATCATGGAATACTCGATATTTCGGAAAATATGCGTCTTGAATTTTCAGTAACAGCTGAAAGTGTTACATATGATGAAGCATTTTCTCAGATATCAGAATTATGCCTTGAACATCATGCTGATATACTTAAATCATGCTCACGAAAAATGCAACAGATTTTAAAACCTCATACTCTTGATATGGTTCAAAGAAGTATTAAAGAAGGTCATCTTCATGTACGTAAAACATCTGGACCAAGACAATTTGTATATTTAGTAATTATACAGAATGATGTAGATTACGCATTTCCAAGAATTTTTAGATATTTTAAAGATGCAAAAAGGTATTTAATAACTGAATTTAAAGATTATATTGACTTTGATTTAAGTATTTTTGATAAATGCACTGACGACGAAGCATTTTTATATAAGAATCCTGAACTAAATATAATTCTTCAATTGAGGAAACTGGTAATTATAGAAAATTAAAATTGAATTTTAAAAATTACTTTTGTAAAATATCTAGAGGAACTATGAACCAAGAATTTGTCGATAAACAGAGTCAGCTTGAGATGAACAAGTACACTAAACACGAGTTAGACCTATTTAGACGGTTAATTATAAACAATAGAGATATTTTTTTCAAGAATATAAAGGTATCGGAAAGAATTATTGAAGAACACGAGAAGATACTGTGGAAGGATTTTTTAATTTATTTCAAGAGAGTGTTTGAAGAAGAAATAGGGGGGATGTATACACCTAAAATTGGTCACGTTTTAAGAGAATTATTGCACATTGACCAAGAATTACACGTAAGAAAAGGTCTACAGTTAACATGTAGAGAATGGTTTGAATTATATAATTAATTACATTTTATAACTTGTATATAAGTTATAAAAAAATTGATTTTTTAAAAAACTTTTTAAGTTATTTGTACAAACACCCAAGATGAACACGCAGAAAGAAAGAATTATGAATATGATGATCGCTGACTCTGAAGAGTATGATATTTGCGGCCTTATCGGAAGTATCTCGTCCGATGAAGACTGCGACATAGCTGCCAACTTGTTATATTTCGAGTTAAACGACGTCGAACTATGTAATTTTTTCAATAAGGCGGGAGAGTTTATCTCGAATATGTTAAAAAGTGAAGACAGTAAAGACCTTCAAAAATACCATAATTTCCAGAGAACTTTCAATCATATAAAGTTCAAGATGAATGAAATCTTGAGAAAGCGTCTTGGAACACAAGAAGATCGATTAGTAGTGTCGATTGAAAAATATACTTACCTTGTTGATCTAGATGATATGACGATTTCACACAGAGGCAGCAGTGATGACTATATTTTGACCTACGAAGCAGACACAAAGGCTATAGAATACTTATTTACTACAGACCCTGATATACACGTTCGGTGCGGTTCTTCCCCAAAATTTATTTATGTATCTCGCGTTTTGACCCCGATTCATACTTTTGTTTTACAAAAAATTTAATAATTATAAATAAGACTTTTAATTTAATTTTTAATAGTAAGTTGTGTAATGAATTCGTACTTGAATAATAGCGGAACTGGAAGACAGAAGATATCCAAATTAGATTATTATACATTGAACAAGATCCTGACTTCAACTATTAAAGAGTATGTGAGTCGCGGAATAGATATCCATGATTATAAATGATAAAAATTATTTTATTTTTAATATATAAAGAATGAATCCCCGAAAGAAATCCCGCAAGAGGGTTGTCAAGTCGGTAAAGAAATCCCGCAAGAGGGTTGTCAAGTCAGTAAAGAAATCCCGCAAGAGGGTTGTCAAGTCAGTAAAGAAATCCCGCAAGAGGGTTGTCAAGTCGGTAAAGAAGTCACGCAAGAGGGTGTCACGTCGTAAAATTATTGACAATGGTGCTGAATATGAAAATAAGACGGAACTTATTGAAGGAATCAAAAAAATGTTACACCAAAAATTTGGCGATTCATTTTATGACGTTGGCGTTGGGAGTGATACATTTTTTATAGGCGATATAAAATATCAGATTTTTTATGGCGGAGGAGGTGTAAGCATATATACGCCAGGACTACCTCAAATATCAGTTGAAAATGTTGTTATTGAATATTCTGGACGTAGGGTTATTGTAAATGATAACAAAATGACTGATCTTATTAATGCATTTGTAGATTCTACCGGTAATTGAACAAGATCCTAACTTCAACTATTAAAGAGTATGTGATATCCATGATTATAAATGATAAAATTGAAAATTATTTTAAAAATATTTTGTAATATATAAAGAATGAAGCCGATATCAGATACAATTAGTGCAAATTTTATTTCAAGAGAATTAATCAAGCGGGAGAAGGTTAATATATATTTGTCGCCGTATATAAAATACGGTTCAGGGGCTAGAAACATCGCGGGGTATGTAAATGGCATGTATGACAAAATTATAGTGTCTGACAAGTTCCCATTTTTTATACTTTTAAATATTAATTATAGTGGAAATGAAGCTAGTAAACATGCAATGGCGGTAGCTGTGACAAAAAATCACGGGCAGTATACAGTTGGCTTATTTGATCCCAATGGTAAGTTAGGATCTGGGAAAGTAGATAATAATATTCGAGGAATAATTGAAGGACTTGCTGAAAAATTAAATTGTAAGGCGTTTGAATACATGCATACCAATATAAATACAGTGGAAGGACCTGGTAATTGCGATGCCTTGAGCCTGTGGTTCATTTACTGTAATAAAGATAACAATACAAAAACTGATATTCAAGAAATACTCGCTGAATTATTGGACTTAATCGAAAAGTTTAGTATTGAAAGAACTACAAAAGTAATAAATGAACTAATAACAGAAATGTCAAAGCTCAAATAAAAAAAAAATTGATTTTTATTTTGTGTTTATAAATAAATTTTAGAAGATGCCTTGTAGTTATTGTGGTAGTCAAGATTGTAGACCGAATGATTGTTGTCACAATATGAGAACAACTCCTCTCTCAAGTGGAATAGTTTGCTCAGGTTGTGGATATCAATGTGCGAATATTAAATGGTATAACAAAGATTGTTTAGGGGGAGAAGGCGTCGATAAGCCAACTTATCAGCGTCGGAAATTTGATGAAAAATTTATGGATAAGCAGAGATAAAATGATTTAAAGTTTAAAAAATAATAATAAAAATGTTCGGTATGTCACTCTCTGAAAAAATTGATTTTGTAAACTCTGGTAAAACTATTTATAGTTCAGTTGGAAATAATAATTATGGAAATAGTTCTTCTGGGCTATGCTATTCTCAAGGGTACATGAATGGTAGTTCTACAACCAGCGGTATGAATAGCTTCAGATCTGGAGAATTCGGATCTGTAGTTGGAAGCATGGGTTATTGCGCGGGTACAGGTAATATGAATTCTTATAATAATGGCTGGTTAAATGGTGTCAGAGATAGATAAATTACATTTTATAATTTATACAAAAGTTATAAAATGCACGATGAAGAATATAAAATTGATAAATAGTGGAAAGATTTTTTATTATATTTTAAAAATTATTCTCTTATTAATTGTTCACCATCTTCTAACTCGAAATCTCTTGCTTGTTCGTCTGTAAGTCTAAGTCTTCTTACTGTAAGAAGAATTTCTATCTTATTCTCATCATTCATACCCTCTACGAGTTCAGGTATTTTCTTTTCCATATATCCCATACAACTACTGTCATAGCATTCTCCGTACATGGAATTAGTTCCAGTTGAACAACAACCCGACCAATATTTCCAACACTCCATACAATCTTTCTCGGACGGGTAACATTCCTTTAACTTGCGATGACTATACCTACTATCAAGTAGGTTGCCTGAATGTGCGTCTTTGTAAATTTGGCACTTATCAGAATTAACTAAGACCTTTTTCTTGACAAAATATACGTTTTTTGGATGTAAAACATGATTATAGAACATCTTGGCATAACCCGTTCCAATTGTGAAAGAGTCCTTGATATCTTGAGTAATCAATAAACGAAGACGATCTTCAATATCTTCAGGTGCGACATCCTTGAGGCTTGGGCTGGCAAGATAAAAAGTTCTTGCATCGTTAATATAATTTCTGATTTCTTCAAATGACATTGTGTTTGAAAAATTTATAAATAACTGTTTTATAAATTCAATTTTTTTTTGACGCGTGTTATCAAAGAGTTGCACGTATATAAAGATTATCTGCAGATCGAAAAAATTGATTTTTTAAAAAGTTTTCTTCTTAATATTAAGTTTAGAATGATAAGAATTAACCGATTTAAAGCCCTCGAGATTCCAAAAGATCCCACAGACTACGAAGACTTCGAAGATGTAGCCCCGTACAACAAATTGAAAGATGGAAAATGGACATCCTTATGCAGGGATCCCCATCCGCTATATTATATCATTGAAATAGAAAATAAAACAAAGTCTCTGAGAGACTATCAAAAAGACGTTTTTCCTCTTTATGCAGAACTTTCCGACTTGATAAGAGAACAAAAAAACTTGTGCGGTGAACGATGCTCTGAAAAATTACAAAAGCATTTGGATGTATGCAATGGAGAGTATAAATGTACTAAAGATTTCATCTGTTATGAATGTCAATTTAAAGAAAATGGAAGATGTAGCCACTACTACCAAATAGAAAGAGCTACGGAGAGATTCCGGGAGCTTGAGTATTATGAATACGAGGATAAAAGTTTAATAATTGATTTGAAATTTAGGTACAAACGAGCCTTAGCTGTCAAAGAAGATACACTAGATGAGTACCTGGAGGAATTATATGATGATTAGTAAAAAAATTGAATTTTAATTTTAAATATTTAACATAATATTTAAACTATGTCCGACTTTGAAGAAACCGAAACCGTGCGTGTATTGAATATGTTATTTCCCGGAAAAGAGAATATTTTTAACGATGTTTTAGGATGGGATCCTGTTCATATGGTGTCTCATTTAAGATTCCAACCAGATCAAGAATTTATAGATGATTTCTATAATACTTTGAGTAATTCGGACGATGAATATGCTCAACAAATCTTTACAAAAATCAAAACAGATATAGACACTGTAATTTATAAATATTTAAAAAATAATGCATACGATACTTCAGTTCCGGATGAATTAAAAATCGAACTTGATGGTGTAAAATTTTTACTTTCATTTTTAGAAGGTGCTATTTATACTGTTGATAAGAGATTTCGCACAGTGTATGGTTCAAATTTTACATATCTTCCATACTTATTTTATGAAGATAATATTAAAGTGGTAGTCGAAGAGCGCGGTGACAGTGTTGATATTGGAATATATCGACGCGAGTATTTAGTAGAAACACACAGACTCAAACCAGTTCTCGTAATGGATGAAGTCGAGTCACTTGAAACATATACTGTAAATAGAATTCAAGCTTTGGATAGTAGCGGAGAAGACGAAGACAGTGATCTTGATTCCGTTAAAGAGTACAGAGAGGCGACCGAGTTGCATACTAATTTCTTTTCTCGAAAAAGAATTTTTAGAGACAGATTGAATAGTGATAGTATTATTACACAAATGAGCCTACCTGAAGATGTAAAAGAACCCATTTTTACAAAATTCGACGATTTTTCTGATCGATTTACAGATAAGTACGGAGGTCAAAAATCGTTTTTACCTTATCAATATATATTTTTCAGATTGCTACTTGAAGAAGGCTATCAGTATCCATATACATGCCCAGAACCAAAGTTAAAAGCTATTGAAGAATTATATTGGTCTGTCAAAGAATTAGAGTACACATCCTGTTTAGAAAAATTAAAGTTATACAGCATTCAAAAGAAGTTACTTTATGAAAAAGTGATCAATTGGAATTTGCTATTCGAGGAGACAAACCAAACAATAACTAACTATGTAACCGAAGTTTCTAAGTTACATGAGGTTAATTATTTCACTGAAAGCGACCTTTCTGAATGTTTACCATCAGAAGCGTATTCTCAACTTTTATTTGAGATTATATATTTATGGTATCCATTTTATGATGATTTGAAAAGATCAGTTCAACAGGAAATTGAAGACGATATTGGGAGAATTTTTTAGAAATTGATTTTAAAATTAACTTTTATAACTTGTATATAGTTATAAAATGTTTCATCTACCAAGAGAGATTATACAACTCATATTTGAGTTTGATCCTACTTACAGAGAAGAATATAGCAAGAGTCTGAAAATATTAGATGATCTTCCTCCTTACAATGAATATATAAATACGCATATTTTTCCAGATGATATATATTGGTTTCATACATATTTTCTTGGTTCATCAAGAGTAACATATGTTACTTCTCTTGACCTACCAAATGAGTATTATTTTAAAATTTTAAGAAACAGGAAAATGATTTCTATTTACGCGGCATCCAGAGTTAAATATAATAGCATCCTTAAGGATTTAAAGTACATGCATCGTATTAAATTAAAATTGAAATTGTCTTTAGAAAATTTATCATAGTTTACAAAATGTTCCATTTACCGAGAGAGATTATTCAACTAATATTTGAGTTCGACCCTACTTACAGACAAGAATATAACAAAGTTTTACGGATTTTAAACAATCTTCCAGCTTATTATAAGTATTTGCCTGCATTAGAAGGTGAAACATATTTATATGTATTTAATTTTCCCCATTATCCGATGCCACATGACTACCCTCCAATTAAGTATTTTTCAACAAGATACAATTTAAAAAAATGATAGTTTATATAAAATGGAGCAGCTTGAATGCAAAAAAGATTGCCAATGGAATCACCTTGTTCTCAATATTCAATATTGTTTTTTAAAATATGAATCATCTAAAAACATGCCACCACACTGTAAAAAATATTATCAAGATTTGATGAAATGTTATAATGATTATGAAGAATGCAAAGATGCTAGAAAGGTGAAGATTATAAATAGTATCGTCTCAAATATATGGTAGAAAAAAGAAATTGAATTATTTATTTTATAACTTGTATATAGTTATAAAATGTTCCATTTACCAAGAGAAATTATTCAACTCATATTTGAGTTTGACCCTACTTATAAAGAAGAATATAACAAAGTTTTAAAACGTTTAAACATGCTTCCAGCTTATATGCAAGTATTAAAAATAGAAAATGAAGATTCTGGCTACATGTACGGGGGATTAGAGATTAGCACGTTTACTCCAATTAATCATTATAAGCATTTTTATCTAAATAAGTTATAAAATTAAAACTTGATTACAGTCTCCACATACAATATATTCTTTATCAAAATCAAATTTCCATTTTTCGTAATCTAACTCCCCGCAACTACATTTCATTATATTTTTTAAATTTTGCTGAGGTACAACTCTTTTACAAGCTGTGCAAGCAAAACATAAAAATCCATTCTTCGTTTCATGAAATACTGAATTACTTTGACAAGGACAAGGCATTTTATAAATATATTAATAATATATTTATAAATTCAATTTTAAACTTTATCTACCATCGGTAATGACGCGAAGGAGAAGGTTTATCTAAATACGAACCAACTTCGAGAGCAATCGGTTTCTTCTTCTCTACTGATATAGTCTCATACACTTTGTAATTACAGTACGCGGATACAATAGCACATCCAGCACTTATTCCGCTTAAAATAGTAGAGTATAATATAGTATCCGATGACATTTTTAAATTAAGGGATCTGATCTTTAAATTGAAAACAATTCTTTTTTAAATGTATTTGCATTTAAAAATAAATTTTATAAATTATAAATGTGTACCTGTGAACAACTATATTTATGTACCGGAACCAAAAAATTATTAAAATATCAAGAAACAAATATTTCCCAAGACCATATCTATGTCAATTGTGCTTCTTGTAAAAAATACCGTGAATACCACTCTCAAAACCATATAATGTGTGGTTATTGCCGTAATTGTTATTGCAGCGGGTGTCATAAAGATCTAGTAAACCAGATTCACGAGGCTATTAGGAAGCGTGACAAATATCTTCTAAATCTAAAAAACATAAATCTTCTTCGTCTGTGTTAAATTCAAAAGATCCCAACAATTTCTCAGTCTTGACGCAATATAGATTAAAATGTTTTATTTCGATCCGGTCATTTGAGTATTTACATTTTTGAATCAATATATTCTTTTGACTGTTCAAGTAAAAAGATGAACAATCATCTATTTTTTTTATAAATCTTGGGCAATCTATCTTCGAAATCTCACCTGGTATTTTCCCCCATTTTTCTATCTTACAACAATCATGTGATGTCATTTCCCAATCCAAGTTGACATTTATGCTGTTGGAACAGTCTGATTTCTTATTTGATAAATATTTGTTATATGAGTTCCCGAATGCGAATTTAGTATTAATTAGGTTTAATAAAGTTATATCCATCTTATAATTACGTTTATCTTTAAAAAAATATATTTCCAATTTAATATCATCGACTACAGGCTGTTTTAGAACCAATAACGCTTCTAGTTTTTTAATAACGATCGGAAATTGTCTACTCGAATATTCACCTTCACTTATTAATTCTTGTTTGTACAAGAACTCCAACCATTTTTCTTGTATCAGCACAAGCATTGTATCCGACAAATGTGGCGATTGAAACTGCATGTTAACCATAAAATTGATATTGTCTGTCATAAACTTTTGTACTAGATCCGAAGCACCATAACAAAAATTCAGCGTTTGTTTGATTTTATAGGGCTCGTAATTTCGCAAAACATTCAAAATGTACCATTTAATAGCCCACACTTCATTATCTATTTTTATTTGAGATGTTGTTGGGTAATTGTTTTTATTCGTTGTACAATACAGTTCCATTGCGTCGATAACCGCGAGTTTTTTCTTTTCGACTGCGTTTTTTATTATAGTTTGTAGATGCTCTGGAAGGTCTCCCAATTTTTGCAAAAGAGCGCTTTGATGCTCTTCATATATGTAGAATTTGGATAAAAACTGTTCCTCTGTTATTTTTCTAATAGGCGTAACCAAACACCATATTTGACCACCAGATTGCTTTATCACATCAAAGGAATTGTTTTTTCTAGAAATAATACATCCGCAGTAAATACTAGTCGAGTAGTATGTATATTCAATGTAATCGCCAATATTAAAAGATTCCATCCTAATTATAATTTAGGATGATTTTTAAAAATTCAATTTTAAAATTTAATTATACATCTAAAAGATTTTCACCTACCGGTAAAGAAATACATGTAATAAGATTTTTAAAACACGTTAATGTTTTAAAAATATATATCTGCTCCCGCCCGGGCTTGAACCGGGAATCTTCGGCTCATAAGACCGACGCGATACCAATTTCGCCACGAGAGCCGTAATCATTTTGATTACGGCTCATAAAATGAACTTTTTCGCTTACGGTAGGGATCGATCCTACGACCACACGGTTAACAGCCGTGTGCTCTACCACTGAGCTACGCAAGCCATAATCAAACTGATTATGGCTTATAATTAAGCTTTAAGCCTACGGTGGGGATTGAACCCACGACCACACGGTTAAAAGCCGTGCGCTCTACCACTGAGCTACGTAAGCCATAATCATTTTGATTACGGCTTATAATTAAGCTTTTTTTCCCATGCCGGGAATTGAACCCAGGTCCTCAGCGTGAAAAGCTGATATGATTACCACTACACCACATGGGAGCGTCTCTTCTTCTACTACCCGAATTCATATATAATAACTTCAGAAAAAAATCAATTTTTTTTTCAAATTTTAGTTGGTATGAAATTTGACCTAAATAAATTAGGTATTTAAAATGTGCCATTGCGATCCAGTATATTTATATATCGGAACCAAAAAATTATTAAAATAAATATCTTCTAAACACGTAATGTTTTAAAAAAATATTTGTGTTTATAATTTTTTAACAAACATTTGAGTATTATGTTGCCCTAGTACTTTTATTTTTTTGTGATACCCGGACATAAACCCATCAATTCCTCTTTGTGTTAAATCTGGACCACCCCATCCGTAATCATCAAAAATCAAATACCCCCCTTTTTTCAGTTTTCTAAAAGATAAAACCGCATCTTCCAAGACATATTCTGGTTCATGATTTCCATCTATATATATTATATCAAAGAAATTATCACTAAAAGTAGGAATGACATCGTTAGAAAATCCTCTATGTACTTTTATTTTATTTTTATGTACTGAATTATTTACATTTCTTTGAAATGTTTCATATATTTTTGGCTGTTCTGATTTATATTCTGGGTATTCATCGTAATCTATCCAAGGATCAATACAGTATAATTCAGACTCGTCATGCTTTCCATATGTATCACCCACCGATAATAAATTTGCACCGTAAAAAGTTCCAATTTCTAAATAGCGTATAGGGTCATCTTTTAGTTCTACATAATTTAACCAATTTTCACTTGTTCTATATTTTTGCCCTTCAAATGGCACCTGGTAAGGTTTTAATTTATCTTTAATTATGTTTATCCAGTAACTTGATGATAATCTTTCCCATTTATAGGTATCGATATTCTCGCAAATCAGTTCATATTGTTTTTCTAAAAAGGCAGGTGTGATGTCCTCTAAATTTGTTACTATGACAACAGGTAGCCCTTCATATAAAACATCTAAAGGTGAAGAGACTACAACCGGAATAACACCGCAACAAAGAGCTTCCCAAGTTCTATAACAATCATAACCTTTACCAAATAAAGATAAACAGAATTTATATTTTAATAAGTCTTTAATATAGTCTGGCCATTGTAATAAATTTGATGATTCCTCCATACATTTTGAAAATTCGTCATATTTTTTTAATATATCAATAGCATTTTGTCTTATATTTTGAAAGGGATGGTTGCATAGTTCAGAATTTATAACTGTCATTTTACAATATAATAACTCTTTATTATTATTTAAAATATTATCGGAGACTGAATTGAAAGGTAACAATTTTTTAAAACTGTAAGTATAATATTCAAGACTATTTGTATTTGTAACAACAGACCAACCCATAAAACTATTATCTATTAACATAGGAATATGTTTAGGTAAACCAATAGGTATACAAGAAAGTTTCGGGTGATCAAAATCTACATTTACCGAAAACCAATGAATTAGATTAGGGTTATCTAATATCGGTAGGCACAAATTATTGGGTTCATTAGTATTTATATAAGGTACGCTAACATCACTTTCTGATGTAACGAGAATAAATGGGACATTAAGTTTACTAAAGAAAGCAAAAACGTATATCCATGTTAAATCTGCGTATATAATACAATTTGGTTTTATATTAGACACATCTAGTCCCTTATTTAAATGTTTCCATTGTTGTTCATACCTTTGATGATGGGAAGGGAAATAATAATTGCATTCTAAACCAATTTTATATCCGAATAATAAATCATCATAGAATAATTCTTTCATTTGATTCATTAAATATTTATTTTTAAACCTAAATTAAAACTATATTTAAAAATGTATTTTTAAATATAAAATGAACACATCAGAACAAAAAAATTATCTTATTGCAAAATATAATGAATACGCGCCATATGATCAATGGTTCAACCCCTACATTGACTCTTTTATACCTGTTTGTACTCAATGCAGTTTAGATTTTGAAAATTTTAAAAAAAGTAATATTCAAGATGGTATGGAAGTTGAAATGAAACATTCAAAATCATGCTTATGGGCAGATTACTTTATAAATAAAATTAGAAATGTATGCGTGCGTGCAAAGATAGTTAGAAAAATAAAAAAGAAAGAAAAAATATAATTTCTTTAAATAAAAAAGAAAGAAATACTTGATGCTCTTGAAAAAGAAGGTTATGAACCGACTGATAAAGAATTAGAAGAATTAGAAGATTGGCTAAACCACCATTTTAGACCTAGCGATGAAACTCTTGAAAAATTCAAAAAAGACCTATCAGAATTTCTTAAAGTTAAAAAAGAAGATGTAAGATATGTACCTGTTAAAAGGCTTTATAAAGATTTTGATTTTCCGGAGAGAGAACGCCAAGCTAAAGAAGAAAGACGCCCTAAAAGACAAAGATTAAAGTTCAAGTCTAAGAAATCAAGACGAAAGAAGAGCAAAGTTAAGAAATCAAGACGAAAGAAGAGCAAAGTTAAGAAATCAAGACGAAAGAAGAGTAGAAAATAATTTTTAAAGTGGATATAAATACTAAATACATTGTATTTAGTATTTTTTTCAAGATGGTTTTATCCATCTACGGTATTTTTTTTGAATTCGTCTACGATACATGCCGCAAATACGTAAACTAACGACTTCTAAAATTTAGGTGTACTATTGTCTCGTATACTGATGTCGTAGTATAATATAAAAACAATAACCAGCGATAGTAGTATTATTTCTTGACTTGCATTGTAGCTGATGTCGAATACAAGCGGCACCACTCTTTGGAACAGCAAATCACGAGTGGGATGACTTGCGGGCGGCATGGAGATAATTTTATAACCATTTTTTCAAGTCTCGGAGTAAGACCGTGCACAGAACTAAATAAAATAAATTATTTGAACCACTACACAAAGATACGTTATTCGCGATCAAACGACATCTACATGCACTCCGAATATATTCTGGAAATACCAAAAAAAAATCAATTTTTTTCTTTCTTTAAATAAAAATGCCAAGGAGTCCGAAAAAAAAATTAACAGTAAAAGATTTAATGAATATGGATGTACCGATCTATACAAAGAATGATAAAATAATTATAATCAACGATAAGAAATTAGCCAAGGCTTATGAGAGAGAGGTTACAAAAAATGTACGAAAAGAACTTGAAAAGCATATGCCATGGGCAAAAAATTATTATTAAACAATTTTAAATATTTTATATAATAAATGTTAATTTTATTAACTGTTGTTATAGTTATTTTTATTTTTATACTTATTTATATTTATGCATTTTCCTCTGAGCGTTTTAAAACTGCTTTGGTATCGCTTGATAAAGATAAAGAAAGGCGTGATTATGTATTATCAAAAATAAATGTTGATCATATTTACGCAGTTGATGGATTTAAATTAGACTTAATACAGCTTGAAAAAGAAGGGAAAATTTTAAAAGATTCTAAAATAAAAAAAGGAGCAATAGGTTGTTATTTAAGTCATGTTCATATGTTACAGAAAGCAATGGATAGTAAAGATTTATTGATTGTGTTGGAAGATGATATTGATATTACTGAAGATTTTTATAAAAACGTTAATGAAGTGTTATACAAAGCGCCAAAAGATTTTGAATTATTATTTTTAAGTTATAATTATAAGGAAACATATGAATATGAAAATATCAGTTTAGTATACGGTACACAAGCATATGTAATAAATGGAAAAAATATTACACAGGATAAAATAAACAGTTTGTTCCCAATAAGAAACCCGATTGATATTACTTTACCAACTGTTTTTACAAGATCTTATATTATTGTTCCGCAAATAGCAAAATTAAGTAAATTTGCAACTTATTCAAATACTGAAAGATTATCATAATTTTTTAAACTACTTGTAAGTCTAAAAAATTAAATATTTTTAGTTGGTTCATCATTTGGTGTCCATTTTCCAACAAGGGGATTGAAGTTGAAATATATTTCTTCGTAGTAGTGGTTGTTAGCGTGAATTCCAAAACCGATACCTATCAATAAAAGAATGCTGATAAGTTTAAAACTATCTTTTGAAAGTGAAGATATATTTGCAATTGCGATCAAGGTTGCGATAAGTATGATTGTACCGGAAATGGAACATGCAATGAAACTAGGGCGTACCATTTTTTATTATAGGAGATTAAAAATAAAAAATTGATATATAATTTAAAAATTCGGGATATAAATTAAAATGGATAGAGCATCTTTTTTTATAAAAAATAAGGCGTTATTTGGTTCTTATCCCACACAGGAAGCTGTGAATGAGCTAGAAAACGAAGGCGTTATATATTTTATAGATTTAACCAACAAAGAAGAGGAAGAACAGGGTAAAGTTATTCCTTATACTACAACCAAGACGTACATACGGTACGAGATTAAAGACAGGTACATTCCAACTGATTGGAAGAGTTTCGCAAAATTCATACTAGATACAGGTCAAAAGATCAAAGATCTAAAAATCAACCTGGGAACAGGTAAGACTGAGAAAATGTATATAAACTGCAGGGGGGGGCACGGCCGATCTGGTACCCTGGTTGCAGGCTTAATTTGTTATTTATTTTCTCTGTCTCCAAAAGAGTCTCTAGAATACACTTCTTATTGTCACAGTAAGAGAAATATAATGAGGGATAAATGGCGCAAGATAGGCGCACCACAAACTTATACTCAAAAGAGGTTTATATATAATTTTTTCGACTACTTAAATATAACCCACTATAAAAATAGTAAATATGGATTTTTTGACTATCTCAAATATAGTTTTATGACGATTCATAATGATGATGTGCGACTCTTTTCTAATATAGAAGATGCGTTTAGAAGCATGAAAACGGACTGTGATAATAAAAATGGACAAATACTTAAGCAACTTTTTATTGACCTGTTTGAACAGCATCCTGAATTAAAAGAAAATCTATTATGTACAGGTTTAAGACCATTGGTATTTCATTCTAAGGTTGATAAAAAATACAATTTGCTATATGCAAAGACTCTTATGAACCTTCGAGTGAAATATTATACCGAAATATAAATCTAAAAAAATGAAAAATAAAATAAAAATGGCATCGAAGAAAAAAGATATTAAAGTTGAAAATACTGCGCCTCCTAAGCCCCCTCCAAGTCGCAAGAAGGATGGAAAATATGTTATTCTTATGGAAACGAATGGAGAAGAATGCGAGTCTTGGTACTATTTTATTCGTCTTAATGGAAATGAAGAAAATTTGAAGCATCTAAACAAGCAATTAGAACAGGTTGATTGGGTTATATTAGATGAGTTAAGCACATTTGATCTTGATTTAGAGCATCCTGTTTCAGCACAAACAGCAATTGAGATGTGCAAGGTCGATCTCAATCATTATTCATATCACAGAAAATTCGACGGTGTCCTTCAAAAGATTGATTTAGAGTTTTCAAAGAAGGATGGAAATGAAACAAAGATGTGCAAGACGTATGATAGGTTAAGTTTTGGCACGATTGAAAATTTTATTGATGATGAGGATCTCAATTCAGATATGGATTATGATGTAGATACTGATAATGAGTCGGTATATAGTAGTGATTAATTTTGTAATTTTTAATAATTATAAAATTAATTTATAAGGTAGTGTTTATATAGTTTATTATAATAGTTTTCCAACTGCTTTACAAAGTATTCGTTTGGTTCGATGTCCTCTCTGCACATCTTTACATAATTCAAAGAGTCTTGTACGTTATATCCAAACTTTCTTATCAGATAAGCGATCATAATGGTCGCGCTTCTGGATCTCCCGTACATGCAATGTATTAAAACTTTTTCGTTTCGGTCTAATGCTTCCTCAATAAAATTATAGGTTAACTCAAATTTATCTTGTAATTCAGTATTTATAGTATCTAGTGAATCGAGCACTAGATAATTAAAATCAGAAGGATATGGGGCTTCAAATCCATTTATAACAGAAACAATATTTTTAATATTTTTTTTCTTTAGGGCTTCAGGATCATAAACTGAATCTATATTTCCAAGAAATACATTCAATACAATTTCATTTGCCTCATAAGTACCACCGGTGGTACTTATGAGGCAAATGAAAT